GCTCATGGACTACTCGCAAAAGCCTACGTTCAAAAAGCTCTCGTCGTGGGAGGAACATATGCGCTCACAACAAAAGAGAAGGGAAAGTTTGGAAGATTTCTGGGCGAGTTCAAAACGGGAAAAGGATTTATTACGAAACTCCTTATCAAAGAACGATTGGCGGTTCCGTACACTGGGCAAAATAAAAAAGAAATAGCTGCTGCACAGGAAGCTAATCGAATAGCACTAATAGAAGAAGGTAAGTTGTAGTGGACATAATAACCGTAGACTTTGAGACCTATTACTCAAAGAAGTTTTCACTAACTAAGTTAACCACCGAGCAGTATGTTCGCAGTCCTGAGTTTGAGGTAATCGGCGTAGCTGTGAAGGTTAACGATGGCGACACCGTTTGGTTGAGTGGGGCATTCGATGATCTCAAATCTTATTTACAGAATAACTACGAGTGGGAGAAGTCTGCTGTTCTTGCTCATAACACTATGTTTGATGGCGCTATTCTTAGTTGGCTGTTTGATATTCACCCTAAGTTATATCTTGATACGCTTTGCATGGCGCGTGGCCTACATGGGGTGGAGTCCTCTGCGTCCCTCAAGAACCTATCAGAAATGTACGGAGTCGGTGAGAAAGGTACTGAGATAGTCAACGCCTTGGACAAACGCCGTGAAGATTTCAACGACGCCGAATTAGAACGGTATGGGGACTACTGTGTAAATGACGTTGAGCTAACCTACAAACTGTTCGACATCTTCATGACCAAGCGCGGGTTCCCGAGGAAAGAGATACCGGTTATTGACCTCACGCTGCGGATGTTTATCGAGCCGCTGTTGGAGTTGGACACACTGAAGCTGTACGACCACCTTGATGCTTTGAAAGAACAGAAGGAAACGCTTCTGGAAGAGTGTGGGGTAGCGAAAGAAGAACTTATGTCGAACCCAAAGTTTGCGAAGGGTTTAGAAGAGCTGGGTGTTATTCCACCTATGAAAATAAGTTCACGTACCGGTAAGGAAACATTTGCCTTTGCCAAGAGCGACGAGGCATTCAAGGCATTGCAAGAACACGAGAACCCCAAGGTGCAAGCTCTGGTAGCTGCAAGGATAGGGTTGAAGAGTACGCTAGAAGAAACACGTACCGAGAGATTCTTAGACATCGGATTACGGGGAAAGTTGCCCGTGCCGATTAAATACTACGCCGCGCACACTGGACGGTGGGGCGGTTCCGACAAGGTAAACCTACAAAATTTACCATCACGAGGGCCAAATGCAAAGGTATTGAAATCATGTATTTGCGCCCCTGAAGGCTACACCTTGGTCGAGTCTGATTCAGCCCAGATAGAGGCACGAGTCCTAGCTTGGTTGGCAGGCCAACAAGAATTGGTGGACGCGTTCACAAACGGTGAAGATGTTTACAAGATGATGGCAGGTAGTATCTACGGTAAGGAGCCGAACCGTATAACCAAAGAAGAAAGGTTCGTCGGTAAGACTACTATACTAGGTGCAGGGTATGGCATGGGTGCGGTACGGTTCCGTGAGCAGCTAAAGACATTCGGTGTAGAGGTCAGCGAGGAAGAATCAAGCAGGATCATAAGCATATACCGATCAACCAACTACGCTATCAAGGCACTGTGGAGGCAAGCTAACGACGCTATATCTTTGATGTATGTAAACAGTCCGGCATATATCGGTAGGAAGGGTGTGCTACAGGTAAAACCTTTTGAGTCAGCAATACAACTACCGTCAGGGCTGCACATGTACTACAACGACCTGAAAGCTGAAGAAACAGAAACAGGTTTACAGTTTACTTATAAGACCCGGATGGGTCGTACCAAAATATACGGCGGTAAGATCATAGAAAACGTGTGTCAGGGAATAGCGCGTTGTATAATGTCGGAACAGATGGTGCGTATCTCCAAGAGATACCGAGTGCTACTTACAGTACACGATTCTGTGATATGTTGTGTAAAGGACTCTGAAGTAGACGAAGCTGCGGCTTACGTCGAAGAGTGCATGAGATGGACACCGGAGTGGGCAAAGAGCATTCCGGTGCGTGGCGACGTGGAGGTCGGCAAAAACTACGGAGAATGTGTTGAATGGGTACCAAACCATCTTGGTCGTTCAGCAGCATAAGGGCGTTTGATAAATGCCCTAAACAGTATTACCACACTAAGGTTATAAAAGATTACGAAGAAGACTTCCAAACGGAACCAATACTTTACGGTAATGAGTTTCATGCAGCAGCGGAAGACTATGTAAGCGGACAAGTCGATACACTTGACCCCCGCTTTGACTACGCACGTAGCGCACTGGACAGACTGAAAGGTATGAAAGGTGAGAAGCTGTGTGAGTACAAGATGGGTTTGACTGCGAACCTAGAGCCATGCGGATTCTTTGATGATGACGTTTGGTTTCGCGGTGTGTCAGACCTGACCATACTAGATAGAGAATCGGGTGTAGCTAAAGTAATAGACTACAAGACCGGTAAATCTGCTAAGTATGCAGACAAAGGCCAGCTTGAACTGATGGCACTAGCTACGTTCAAGCACTTTCCAGAGGTGAAGACCGTTAAAGGTGGTTTGCTCTTTGTGGTATGCAAGGCATTTATCAAAGACACATACACCATAGACAGGGAGTCTGAGCTTTGGCAAAAGTGGCTGATAGAGTACGCCAAACTGGAAAAGGCGTATGAGGTAGACGTATGGAATCCTAGACCAACAGGTTTGTGTAAGGCGCATTGTATAGTCACTGAGTGCCCACACAACGGGAGAAGATAATGCCATATACAAAGAAGAAACGTCCTTACAAGAAAGAGTACGAGCAACAGAAGAAGCGTGGTGAACATGCTGATCGTATGGAACGGCAGCGTGCGCGGCGTAAGATAGACAAGGAAGGTGTAGATAAGAACAAGAACGGCAAAGCCGACAAGCGAGAGGGCAAGGACGTTAGCCACAAGAAAGCACTAAGCAAAGGTGGTAAGAACTCTCACGGCACCAAGATAGAAAGCAAGTCCAAGAACAGATCGTTCAAACGAGATTCCAAAGGACGGTTAGTTTCTGAAACTAGTAAGCGTGAAAAGAAAAAGAAGAAGTAACGCTGTAAGTCAGGAGAAATGATGAGAATACTGGAGAACAAAGGGTTACTCCTAAAGCTACGTAATCCCTCGAAAATAACCACAGCCATACCTGATAGCAAAGACTTGGGTAACAACAAGGTGCTAGTCAGGTGGGGCGTGGACGAGGCTAGGGTATTACGGAACCTGAATGTAAAGAACGTACCGTCACCGATATTAGGTAAGTACAACTGGCCGGGACGATTCCCTCCTTTCGAGCATCAGAAAACAACTGCATCTTTCTTGACCATGAACAGGAGAGCGTTCTGCTTTAACGAGCAAGGTACAGGAAAGACAGGCTCTGCAATCTGGGCCGCAGATTTCTTGATGCAACAGAAGGTAATTAAACGTGTTCTCATAGTGTGCCCATTGTCGATTATGGAGTCAGCATGGGGTGGAGACTTATTTAACTTTGCTATGCACCGGTCGGTAGACATAGCTCACGGCTCCAAGAAAAAGCGGCAGGAGATCATAAACGGCGATGCCGAGTTTGTGATAATTAACTACGACGGAATAGAGATTGTAGAAGAAGAGATCGCTAACGGTGGGTTTGACCTAATCATCATAGACGAGGCTACCCACTACAAGAACGCGCAGTCCAAACGATGGAAGGCAATGAACAGGCTCCTAACCCCAGACACTTGGCTCTGGATGATGACCGGTACGCCTGCTGCACAAAGCCCGCTGGACGCTTACGGGCTAGCTAAACTTATAAATCCTAAAGGTGTGCCTAGATTCTTTGGGGCTTTCAGAGAGCTAGTGATGTACAAGGTTACTCAGTTCAAGTGGGTACCTAAACCTAACTCTATAGACATAGTGTTCAACGCACTACAACCCGCCATACGATTCACTAAAGAAGAGTGTTTGGATTTGCCAGACATGACCTACGTGAAACGTGAAGTGGCACTGACTCCACAGCAGAAGAAATACTACGACATACTGCGTAAACAGATGATGGCAACAGCCGATGGTGAGCAGATAAGTGCGGCCAACGCTGCGGTTAACATGAACAAGTTACTGCAAATCTCCTGTGGTGCGGTGTATACCGACACTGGAGAGACGGTGGAGTTCGATATAAAGAACCGATACAAGGTGCTGAGAGAGGTTATAGATGAGTCAAGCCAGAAGGTTCTTATCTTTGTGCCGTTCAAACACGTCATTGATTTACTTGAGGAGAAGCTAACCAAAGACGGTATCACCAGTGCAATCATCCGAGGTGACGTGAGCGCATCAAAGCGCACCCAGATATTCAAAGACTTTCAGAACAAAGAAGACCCAAGAGTCCTTATCATACAACCACAGGCTGCGGCTCATGGTGTGACGCTTACAGCCGCTAACACTATTGTTTGGTGGGGGCCAGTATCCTCTTTGGAAACCTACGCACAGGCCAACGCTAGAGTACACAGGTCAGGACAGAAGCATCCTTGTACCGTGGTGCAGTTGCAAGGCTCCAACGTAGAGAAACGCATTTACAAACTGTTAGACGAACGAATAAACATACATACAAAAATAATAGACTTATACCAAGATGTGCTTGAATTGTGACCATAAAGGCACTATAGTACACAAAACAACAATATAAGTTATGGAGAATGGTAAAATGAGTAACGACCCAAACGATCTTGATCGTCTGGTTAAGGTCTTCATTCGCATCCGAGATCAGAAAGCTGAGTTAGCTAGAGACTTTCGGGTGCAGGAAGAAACACTGGACGCCAAGCTATCTCTGATAGAAAAAGAGTTCAACAAGCATTGCGAAGAGCATGGTGTTGAGTCTGTTAAAACTAAATCGGGTACCTTCTATCGCTCGACCAGAAGCAAGTTCTGGACTAGTGATTGGGATGCTATGAACCGGTTTATGTTAGAAAACGAGTGTGTAGACCTACTGGAGAAGCGTATCCATCAAGGGAACATGCGTCAATTCTTAGAAGAAAACCCCGAACTACTACCGCCGGGGTTGAACTGTGATACCGAATACAAGGTGACTGTACGGAGGAAAAAATGACCGATAGCTACGTTCCTATTGAGGAATTGGCGCAATACTTGTCTGTGAAGGCAAAAACAATCCGGCAGTGGATTGCGAAAGGGTACATACCTAGCGAAACCTATATAAAGGTCGGGTACACGTATCGGTTCAGCATTCCACAAGTAGTAGCCGCGCTGAAACAAGAAGCACCCCCAACCGAAGACAAACTTGAAAACGAACCAGTACAACAAAAACTGGATTTCTGCGAGGAAGATGATTTATGAGCGAAGTAGCTTTGTTTGACAATATGCCAGATGAGTTTAAGGAACTCCTAGGACAACTTGAAGTTGATACTAATGCCGCAGGCCGAGCCACTACCGGTGGTGTAAACAGACTGTCCATCCGTGGTGGTGTGTTTCGTAAAGTGGTAAACGGACAAGAAGTAGGTGAACTGGAAGATCGTGCTATCAAAGCTGTGATCGTTAAATCTGCACCTATCTCACGTATGTACTATGCCGGACAGTATGTAGCGGGGCAGAACAATCCGCCTACTTGTTGGTCATCAGATACAAATACTGGCAAGCCTTCTGAGGATGTAGCCAGAGATGACGTTCAGTCACTGTCGTGTTTTGACTGCCCAAAGAACATCAAAGGTTCTGGTATGGGTGAAGGACGCGCCTGTAGGTTCCAACAGCGTGTGGCTCTCTTGCTAGCTAATGCTGAAGGCAAGGTGGTGTCTAAAGAGATTTACCAACTGTCTCTACCCGCTACCAGTGTGTTTGGGGATGACAAGCAGAAGATGGGCTTACAGGCTTATGCTCGCTTTCTTACCTCACAGGAAAGACCTGTACCGCTAGCTTCTCTACTTACAGAGATTCGTTTCGATACAGATAGTTCTACACCAAAGCTATGTTTCAAGCCGTTACGTGTACTAGAGCAGTCAGAAATAGAAGCTGCGGTAGAAGTACAGCGCGATGATAAAACAGCGGAACTTATTAAGCTCTCCGTAAAACCCAAAGATGAGACTAGCACTCCAAAGCTAACCAATGATAAAGTCGATCCCCCTGCCGCTATCTTTGAGCAGCCAGAAGAGCCAAAGCAAGAGGCTAAAGAAGAGGAACCTATCGAAGAACCCAAGGTCAAAGCTACAAAGAAGTCTAAGGTAGAAAGTGTACCTGCCGGTGATGTAGACCTTGCGAGTTTGCTCGATGAGTATGATGACTAAAATAAATAGAGGCACCCTACGGGGTGCCCAACCTTTGGGTTTGATATGGAAACCAAGCAGTTTCTCAGTACAGTGCTGGGTGATGAGGGGCATTACTGCGTATTAGGATTAAAAGATAAAGCAAGAAAACAAACTTTCTATAACTCTATAGATTCACTAATTGACGCAGCTACTGAACTCGACAATGACGGGTTCAATGCTTACTTTGCTCTAGCTACATTTAAGGAAGCAGAAAACCGTACATCAGAAAACGTACTGCAACTACGTGCGTTGTTCTTAGACTTGGATTGCGGGGAAGGCAAACCATACCCAACAAAGACCGAGGCACTAGCTGCACTACTAGGTTTTTGTAAAGCGTATGAGCTACCCGCGCCATCAAGTGTAATTAACTCTGGTTACGGTCTACATGTTTACTGGGCGTTGTCACGTCCGTACTCTCGTGCCGATTGGCTACCCGTTGCTGAACGATTAAAAGCAGCGTGCCATAGTCATGGGCTACACGCGGATCACGCTGTAACAGCAGACGCCGCACGAATACTACGTCTCCCGAATACGCATAACAGAAAGAACGGTGGTGCGTTGCCGGTACAGATAGAGCGGTGCAAAAAAACCTACACAGACTTAGAAGACTTTGCATCTAAGTTGCCTGAAGCATTGATACCAGTTACTGCTGTAAGAGAGTTTACAGAAGCTGACAAAGAGGACATGGAGCGTGCGGCAGGTTTTGATAATAAGTACGAGTACAGTTTCCACGAGTTACTACAACTATCAGGTGTAGATAAAGGCTGTAACCAGATAAAACGGGCCATACTTAATCCAAACGATGTTACGTATGACCAATGGCTACACCTGCTTGCAACAGCTAAACACACAACCGAAGCGGCACAAGCTGTACATCTAATCTCCAAGGGATACAAAGACTACGATCCCGAAGAGACTGATAAGATAGCCGAGTCCATAAAGAAGCCGCATCTTTGTATTACGTTTGAAAAAGACTGCCCGTCGGGTTGTGAAGGCTGCATACATAAAGGCAAACACAAAACACCTTTAGGTATAGTGCAGAGACTACGCAAAGCCGAAACCAATACAGTAGAGGTGGTAGTAGACGAGCAAGCTATCTTGATGGAAGGCGAGGAAGTAATAGCGTCTGACCAACAGGTTGCTCCGAAGGTTGCTGTGCACACTGTGCCGGATTACCCCGGTGGGTACTTCAGGACAGCTAACGGTGGTGTGGGTCTAGCTACTACAGATGATAAAGGCGAACGGCAAGAGATAGAGATATACGACAGGGATTTGTATTTAACTAGAAGATTGAAAGACCCGATATTCGGGCCGATATTTGAGTTCAAACATCACACAGCTAGAGAAGGTATACAAACATTTGTAGTCAAAGGCTCCGAGCTATCCAAGAACGAGAGCTTCAGAACTACGATGGCAATGAACGACATCCATTTACTTGCAGATGACGCAAAGAAACTTATGACTTACGTGAACAAATGGGTAAGGCACTTGGTGGATACTGCCGATGCGGTGACCGTCAGGACACAGTTTGGTTGGACAGAAAACATGAAGTCCTTTGTTGTGGGTAACAAGGAGATATTCCCACACGAGGTAAAAGAGAACCCTCCCGGTGCGCGTACAGCACAATACTTTTCTATGTTCAACAAGAAAGGGACACTGGAAGATTGGAAGAACGTAACTAGTTTTTATAACCGGGAAGGTTTTGAAGAACACCAATTTATGTTTGGTCTATCTTTTGGCTCTCCCTTGATGGAATTTATACCGAATATATCTGGGGCGTTGTATCACTTGACTAGTTCTGAAACAGGGCTAGGTAAAACCACAGGAATGTGGGGCGGTGCCTCTGTATGGGGTAACCACAAGAAGTTGGTACTAAAAGGTAAGGATACTGGTAACTCAGCTTGGAACCGCGCAGAGATTTTTAAGAACCTGCCTCTCTACATAGATGAAACTTCCAACTTCAAACCCAAGGACGCTAGTGATTTTGTATACGCTATCAGTGATGGTGAACAAAAGAATCGGCTTAGTAACTCTGGACAGAATGAAGAGCGGTACAGGGGTGACGAGTGGAGTTTGTTAGGGGGCACCTCCGGTAATAAGAGCTTACTAGAAACTATGATGGAGTACCGAGCATTGCCGAAAGGTGAAGCAGGCAGAGTCATAGAAGGTATGGTTGTTAAAAAGCTGTTCGGCCCAGAGGATATGTTACGAGCTAATTCACTGAATGATGATCTAGCAAAGAACTACGGACACGCCGGAGAAGTATACATTCAGCACATACTACAAAGCGTAGAGCAAACCGAGAAGCTAGTGCTAGCCACTAGAGATAAGTTAATTATGAGGGCCAAGCTAGAGCCATCCCATCGTCACTGGGCTGCTGAGTGTGCTGTAGTATTTGCTGGTTGTGTAATTGCTGAACGGCTTGAACTTATAGATTGGGACTTGCACGCTTTATGGCGTTGGATTATCAAAAAACTCAAGATGTTGAAGATAGAAATGAAAGAGATGACGATAGATATACATGATCTGGTAGGTCAATACTATCAAGCGCATGTACGAAACATTCTGCGTATACGAAGCACTGACGATGCTAGAGGCGATCCTGTGAAAGAGAACATACTAAACCCACAGCAGGACAGGCCAATGTACAAATGGGTTGGAAGGCACGAAACAGATATTAACCGGCTGTATCTGCTACCCACACCGTTTAAGGAGTGGTGTATAGCCAAGGGGCACCATTTTAGTGCCATATCTCAGCTTGTAGAGATACACATGAATGGCAAGAAGAAAAAGGTACGTTTGGGTAAAGGTACCAACCTAGATATAAGTCCACAGCACTGTTGGGTCATGGACTTCAGGTACGATGAGTTTGCTGCCAGTAATCAACTCGATGCCGATTTGGTAGAGGGGGAGGATGATGACGCGGGTGATGCTGACTGACATATCCCCCGACGGCGTACGCATCGTGGTGGATTGGGACAAGTTTGTACCGGGTTCTTCTATATTTATACCCTGCATCAACACCACTAAAGCCATCAAGCATTTAGCGAAAGCCGCTCGGATTAACACAAAAGATATAGAAAAACGTGTTTGTGTAGAGGGAGGAAAGTATGGCGTTCGTGTGTGGAGGATGAAATAATCGTTGTGTGGAGCTTTATGGAGTTGTATGGAGTTGTATGGAGTAACACAAGATGTGGTACAATATAACTTCATCATTCTCCTAGGGTTCTACCATTCCCCTTGAGAAACTGATTAGCCCCTCGTTGTAGGGGCTTTTTTTATTGCGGAAAATAACTTTCCATAGCTTCGTCATACTCTTTATTTGACTCTTGCATCCTACGCACAGACTTAGCGTCTGCGGGAGCGCCACCTGTAGTCCTAGCAAAATAACTGCGCCTGTCTCTGCCTTGCTTTGATCGTAGCAAATAGTCAAGGTCTATGAGTTCCTCTGGATATTCCTTATTAAACTCTCGTATCTGTTCTTTTACTTCTGCCAAAAGCTGCTCGTTTTTTGGGCGTGTTTTGTCTCCCAAAGCAAAAAAGTAATTATCAGTGAGCGAGTTTTTCCTAGCATCCAAACCCCTGTCTTTTCGTAGGTTAAGAGACAGCTTTTCTCTCTCGTATGCGTATTCAAAAGGAGTAAACCCTAACCCTTGGAGAATGGCATCACCCATACCAACCTCACCCATCACAGGGTCACCACGGCGCGTCCTGTACCCTTCTTCGCTAGCTCGTATACTTTTTAGCACGTTGGATAAAGCTGTGGGTAGGAGTCCCTCTAAAGCACGGCGGTTATTAGCTGGATTATCATCAAACAACAACTCATAACCGCTTTCTAAAGCACGTCCTATTACAGAGACTGAAGGCCCGGCAAGTTGTTCTACAGCATAAATATACTCGTTATCCGGCCTATAGTTGCCTCTGTCTCTAACCAATAAGTTAGTCAGATTGATACGGCTTCGTAAGTCTAGTCCTAATTCTGCTATAAGGCCGTAGTAACCCCTGCCCATAGTCTTAGCCATCATGGTATCGAAATCGTCTTCGTCCTCATCCACAAATATAGAATCATACAGGAAGGCCACCACACCATACAGGGGCACACCCGCAGCACCCAACCATGCTGCACCACTAGCAGTTAACCAACCAAAAGTACGCGCTAACATCTTGGCTTCTTCACGTTCAGCGTCGGTTTTAGCTGAGTTAAACAAGAGCTTCTTAATGGCGTTAACCATACTAAGGTGCTGGTACAGAAACTGACCGGGCACGCGTTTGTATTGCATAGCCAGACTACCAAAATCGCTTTGGGAAATACGAGAGCCTGTAGTTAACAATGCCGAGGCGTTAACCCATGTGGTTGTATCAGTCGCTTTTTTGGCAGCTTGTCCACCGTATTTAGTCAGATCAGCGTCGTTAATATCTTTAAACTTCTTGCCGGTTAGCTTCTCCATCTCCAGCATGTATGTGCTCATACCACTTATTTGTCTTATAGACCTTTCGTTGTGGCTGAACAAAATACCAGAAGCAAAAGATAGTTTAGCGATAAAGTTATTCGCTGGGTTAAGGAGATCAGATGTTTCTTCGGCTATGGTACGGGTATCGAAACCCATTTCCACAAATCTTTCTTTTAGCGGGCCGAAATTTTTATAAGCTGGATCGGTGTCTGTCTTTTCGTTGGTAAGGGAGAAAGCAGGGACTATACCCAATTCGTTTACAGATTCGCCCCCCTCCAGACCCTCTAGTTTAGTTTTACCAAGAGTCTGCATGTACAATTTTGTAGCACTTAATGTAGCCGCAGCGGCGTTTACCGATCCGTACTCACCGGATAGACGAGCTTGTAGTACCATAGGTATGACAGACGAGTTAACCGCAACAGAGCTTATGTTGAAGCCTAGTGTCCCTACGAAAGTCAGTGACCTAGCTGTACGCGCGAAATTAGATAAATTTGGGTTCTTGTTAAACTCGACATAGCTAGGCCGTCTGTTACCCGCAGGTAACGCGTTTGTCTCAGATTTAGTACCAACGATTACTGTAGCTAAATCCCTATGGAATCTATCATCCGCAGGTAGTCTAGCTTTTTCTTCGTTGACAGCTTTTACAGCCAAGTCCATATCTACTTTGTTAAGTATGTTTGCGTAGCTAGTTATTAGCTGGGGCATACGTCTTTCAAAAACGTGTAGTGGGTCACTTTCTGGCCCCATAATACCCCTACGCTCTTGGCGCATTTGTACAAGAGACTGTTCTGGTAGTGAACGCAGTATAGCCTCGGCCATGAAGTCGTTTATTTCTTCGGCTTTGTCAGAGTCTACGTCTTTCAGCAACGCTTTTAGTTGCTTCTGCTGTTCTATCAAAAACGGGATCGGTACATTGTTAAACTGACCAGACTTAGCCGTGTCTAATACCTGCTCTGGTGTTCTCTCTTGGGCATCTATACCCTGTGCCCGTAACTTAGCTAACGCTACAGCGCGTTGTCCGGCGTCTTTATAGGCGCTTGTACCGTACTCAACCTGCCCTGTGGGGGACGTGTAAATAAACTCAAGCCAGTAATTACCTTCTCTAAACAGAGGAAAGTAAGGATCAACTGTGCCGGATTCCAACCTTCGTTGGAAAAGAATGTCTTTTACCGTAGCTTTTACGCCGTCTTCAACATCAAGTTTCTGTATGTTTGATTCTTCAGCTTCAAGAATCTTGTCGTTTATGCGTAGGTATTCATCACGAACTTTTCTGTAGACTGCTTTCTGTTCTTCATTCAAGGAGGCATACAGAGCTTCTGAACGCTTTAGAGCTTCTACTTTATCAGGAGTAGGCTCAACGAGTTTAACTGGCCCGAATATAGTGGGCTTACCTGCGGCCTTATCTGCTTCTCGTTTGGCCTCCAGATCAGCTTTAGCTTTATCTGCTTTTGCTTTGGAGTCATAGTAAGCATCTACACGTCTGTTCTTACCCTTGTCTTTTACAGCATGAGTAACTCTGTACTGAGTGTAGCGTCTCTTTTCAGTAGCACTCTTAGTTGGGTCAACACCGTTAACAGTGGACTCATAGACTAACGTGCTTAAATTTCTATAAGCTTCGCTATCTACAGAACTAAAGAACCCACTTGAAAAAGCCCTACGTGCAGCCTTCAACACGCTGTTAAACCGTATCATTTCCTGATTACGGGTACCGTCTATCTTGTACAGCAGTTCCTGTACTATATCTATGCTTGGCAGAGCTTTCTTACCTAAGTCAACGAGAGCTTCTAAACCCAAACCACTTAGCAATGTAGACCGCGCTGATGTGGTTAGGTTCTTAGCATTCTCTACTACTTGTATTCTGCTCTGCTCCAAGGTTTCCGGTGTAGCAAAACGCACACCTCCACTAAGAGCTTCTGTCACTGCCGAATCTGGATTCGGGCCAGCTAGGGCACTTGCTACATCTGTAGCGTTACGTGTGTCAGGAGAGTTAGCCAGTATCGTGTTTATATATCTACGTGCCGCTACGTCCGCTGTTTCGGGAGAACCCAATCCTAGGAATCTTGTGATAGCACCCCAAAATCTATCCCATGCAGTGAGCTTACTACCACTTGGCTTGTAGGCTGCTAAGGTCACTTGGAACTCTGTGTTTGTGTAAGCTTCAGCAACAAAATCAGCTAAAGACTCAGAAGCGTAAGCGTTAGATATATCATCCTTTATGTTGTTATAGAGAGCAGTTAGCTTCTTAGTTAAAGGATGCGATTTATTTTTTAGAGTCTGTTGAGTAGCAGCATGGGTCGCTTCGTGCAATAAGGTGTGCGTACTTAGTGGCGTGTCGAGATCAAGCTGAATTACATTGTTAACGGGATCATACTTACCAGCAACAGGTTTACCCTTGGCATCTGTTATACCCTCAACAAACTCGACTCTGGTGTTGCCTATAGCTTTAGCTAGGGCCATCGCAGTTTTACGTACCAACGCATTCTTTGACTCACCAGCAACCTGACCTAACGCACCTACAAGATTCCCATCCAACGCTAGGTCATTTGCTGTATCGGATGCGGGTTCCATACTAGCGGCAACGGCATCTTTACGCAGGTAGTCATTGAGTGTATCTGAATCTTTGTTTTCAAAATGCTTGCTTAAAACAAAACTAATAGTTAGCTCGTCATCTTGTACGGTGCCGTCCTCAACATATTCAATTTCTGTATTAGATTCCTCTTCTTCGATTTTTCTAGCTTGTTCTCTTTGTTTCTCTTGCTCGGTTAGTACACGTACTTTGCCTTCTTCTATCTTACGTTCGCGCTTTCGGTAGTCTTCTAATTTTTTAGCTACATCCTCAGACAAGTTTTTCTCTATCCAAGAACGTGCAGCTTTAGCCTGTTTAACCTCCAGACTATAGCCAGATTGCGGTGTTAGCTTAGTTTTTTTACCAGCAACAGGCCTACCCTTCGCATCTGTCTTACCTTCAACAAATCCAACTTTACTTTTTGTACGCTGTAATGGTGGTTCTAACTGTTGAGCTATGACTTGCAGTGTAAGGTCTAAGTCTTCTACACCATACTCGTCTAGGTATTTTTGCATCGCTACATCAGGGCGATACTGTAAGTTTTTAGAGGTGGGAGTTTTCTTTTTGTTAAGTTTGTTTAACTGCACCGAATCATTATCTGTAGTAGCTACTACTTCTGTAGGTGCAACTCGCTGTATTCTGCGCCGTGGTTGTACAGTTGGCTCGGATTCTTCCGTTATAGTTGGCTCTTCTGTTTCCGGTGCTATATCCCTATCAACCACAGCCTGTTCAGCCTGTATGCTCTCGGCTGTCATAGGTCTTGCGGCTCTAGTTGGTTCTGCCGTTGTAGTCGGTGGCGTTGGTTCTTCTGCCACGGCCGGTTCTGCTGCTACAACAGTTTTTTCCTCCATGCGCTGGCGTGGAGTTTTGGGTTGTCTAGGTTGTTTAGGTTGTACGGCTGGGCCTTTGGGCGCTCTTTCCGGTACAAAAGCTTCTACTTCTTCCGCACCAGCACGCTGCTGCTCTTGTTGTTGGTAAGTAGTCTGTATCTGAGAGAGTTCAGCAGGTGTTGTTTCTGTATCTCTAAAACCTTGACGACGTAATTCAGCTTCAAAAGCACGTCTGGTGTTTTCTTCACCAACAACAGCGGGATCAGCTAATATAGGAGTAAGAACCTCCTGTCGCTTTCTTTCTGTCTCCTGCATCTGTCTAGCACGTTGCCGCGCTGTCACATCATACAGGTCTTCTTCTAACCTAGCCGCTTCTTCTTGAGCTGTTACGTCTTCACTTAATTGCTGTGCGGTAGCTTCTTCCGCTAGCAACTCTTGTATTTCCTGATCTTCAACTTGTTCTACTAAATCAGGCTGTATGTCAGGAGGTTGGCGTGGAGAAAATACAGAAAGGGGGCGTACCGGTAGCGGTTCTTCTTCGGTTACACCAGCAAGCTCCTCTAAGTCCATTAGACGTTCGGGTTCTTCACTTACCGGTAAAGTTTCTGGGAACATCTCTGCGGTTTCACCCACAGGAGTTTCTTCAGTGATAGTTGGTAGGTCTTTGTTTACTTCTTCTTGTATTTCTTCTTCGGTTAGCGTATCTGCACGGTCACCCATAGTCCGTACTCTTTGCACACCGGGTATAACCGCTTCAGCTAGGGTAGCTAGAATGGCACCCACACCAAAACCGTATGCCGCAGACTCTCCAGTGCCAGTAAATACGCCCTGCTCTGGATTGTATACACCTCGGGCAATTAGGTTCTGCCCGACTTCACTTATAGCTTCTTGTATGCCTTCTTCTACTGCCGCAGCAGTAACCCGTCCACCTATAGAGTTTTCAGCAGCGCGATTTAATTTACTTATTATGCTCGAACTTACTTCTTGAGCTACATCGTCAGCCGCAGGCCCAAGAACTTTACTTAAACGTCCTGCTATACGTATAGGAGAAAAAGACTCTAATACGCCGGGGATCATACCAAACCCAGCAGCCCTGCTTACTTGTTCTTCAGTAGCTCCCGCAGCTTCGGCCCTTTGTGCAGCACGTCCGGAGCCGCTAGCAACACCCATAGCGACTGTACCAAGACCTATGGCAGCAGCAAGAGGTAAAGAAACTGGAGCTGATATTGCAGCTAAACCACCACCTAATAAATACGGTAGGGTAGACCCCACGCCAGCACCAAGAGTTCCCCGTATGCCGGGTTCTTCTGTGGGTGGGGGTTCTTGACCTTCACGTAAACGTGCACGTCTGGCTTGTTCAGCTTCTTCAGGTAGGAGAAACGCAGCCCCGTATAGTTGAGACTGTATCTCTTCTCGTGCGCCCGGAATAATACTCCCAAAAAACCCCGGTGCTTCTGGAAGCTCCGGTTGAGGTTCTGGTTCCGGCAATTCAAAGCTAGGTAAAGGCGGCGAGGGTTCTCTAACCCCCATGGCAGTCGTAGTGTCAGGGTAGTTTTCAGCAACAAAAGCACTTATGTCACTACGCGGCATTTCGTCCGGAAACCGAACTAGTCTACCGTCTGGCATTCGTACGACAGGCATTGGCCTACCCCTATTAGTTGCTTCTTACAACAGGTGGTTGTGGGGAAAGAATATCTGGTAACTCTGTAAAGTCTATTATCTCCTCATCCCCACTTGTTGTTTGGGTACCACCTGCACTGCCGCCTACATCAATTAACTGACCCTTTAATTTAGAGATCATACTCATTTGACTATCAAACTCTTCTTTTATTGCCCTGATTAAAGGTGCTGGGTCTTCTAATGATACAGCCGCGTTTTGTCTTATTTCTATTGCTAAAGCCGTATATTCTTGTCTTGCCGCCATTTCCATTTCTTCAACGTCTATTAATGCTCGTCTTAAATCTTCCCTATCCATCCTGCCTTGTCTTGAAGCTTCCAAGGCATTTCTTAGGCTAGCATCCAGCACATTCAACTGATTTCTAGTACCTTCCAAACGCTCGGTTTGTTCTCTGTTTAGCTTACCTGTTAGTAGCTGCGATGCAGTTTGCATGGCTTGGTTGCGTTGTGCAGACAGAGTTTGGTAGGTCTCACGTCCAGCTTCAAACGCTGTACCTCTTGCTGCTCTGTCTATACCCATAGCTTCTATTTCTGCTGCTGCGGGCTTAGTCACTTGCTCAAGACGCGCTTTTCTTGCTCGCTCCCTGAGTTTTGAACGATCCGATACTAGCTTTTGTCCTACATTAACTACACTGCCGGGGGTCATAAAAGCGCTTAAAATAGACTCTCTTTCTAACTTTCTCTGTTCTTCTGGGGAAGCTACGTTTGTGTAGTATTCTCTCATCCCCTCAATTACAGCATCACGCGCTGCTCTTTCCGTATCTGTCATACCATAAGCTTCTTGCGCGGCTCTACGTTCTGCTTCTCTTTCCGCAGCAAAATCAATACCTAAACCGCCTTGCGTAGCCCCTAGTAAGTCTTGATAAAGTGGATCATCCTCTATAGAAGGGGCGGCAGGTGCAGAAGTTCTTACCTCTTCCATCTCTGTTACTATGTCACTAGGGCTTTGTACTGAACCACCCGGCTGATACCCAACGATACCACCGCCCACCATCTTGGGTTTCGTACCTTTACTGCCTCCGGGGTTATTAACTTTAGGTGTGAGGTTCAGTTGAACTTCTGGATCAAACCCGGCGTCTCTGGTCGCTTGCTGCATCGCTTCAGCTTTGAGATTGGGATTATTGGCCTCCATCAAGTCCATTTCACTTTTTACGTTCGCTGCTGAGACCATATCTCCTTCGGCTTTGTACTTCCTAAACATCTTGTCTAGGCGTATATACTGCTCTATCTCTGGGTCTCCACCAGCTACAAAGCCTATAACACCGCCCTGTGCGGCAGTCTGCATACGAGCCATATTCGGTGCAGGTATTCCTGCAATACCACCCATAGGAGGTCTTTGCATTTGTTGAGGTGCGGGTCTTTGTGGCATTTGTCTAGCCATCTGCTGTTGAGGCATTGTTTGTACAGCAGGTAGTCGTCCTGCTCTACCCATTTGTCTGCCTCTTTGTTGCATACCGGGAGCAAGACGTTGCGCTATACCCATAAGACCTTCTAAAACTTGTTGTTCTTTCCTAGGCACTACTTGTGCAGGTTGTGGGCTTGGTTTGTTCATCAACATAGTATTGTCCACAGCCCCCAAAAGTTGAGAGGCTTTCTGCATCTCTATAGCTTTTTCCGTAGCTGGAGGCAGGTTGTATTTTTTAACACTATCTCTGACTACATCACTAGCAGCCGTCATGCGCGGGTTTGTTCTCATGATACTGCTTCCTCGCTATCTGTAGTGTTGGCATTTTGACCAAATAGATTAGCCAAAAGATCATATATACCTGAACCAGTGTTGAAGCCACCAGTTAAAGCTGCTAAACCGGATGGCTCAAAATAGCTGTATGTTGAGGACTCTATAGGTACGTTCTGAAGTAGCGACTGCAAATACTGTACTTGCTTATAAGGAAAGTCTCGTTCTTCTCTGAATTGCCCTATATCAGCCGCAATACCTTCACCCTCTATATCTCTTTGCGTTCTACCAGCTCTAGCTATGCTTTCTAACGCTTTTAGGCCGTAATCCCGCTCACCAGTAAAAAGATCAGCCGCTTCTCGGTATGCTTGTGCGTAGCCCTTTCCAGTTATATCTGCTAGCCGGTCTTGTAAACCTCGGGCTAGTTCAGCTTCTGCTACGGCTTGGCGTGACCCACCGTATGCACCTGCCTTACCGTACTCACTTTGTACCCCCGTTCGCGCTATTTCAGCTTCTCTTGTAGCTGCCTCGTACTGTGGGCGCAGTGCTGCTTCTATGTACGGGTTCATGTACTGCTGCACAGGACTGACAGGCGAGTCTGAAGCTACCGGAGCACCGCTTGTTATATCGTAAGCTGTACCTGTAAAAGAGCCGCCCGTTGTAGCAGTGGGTATACCTAGACTACCTAACCCGCTGAACGCTTGAGCCTGTAGGGGAGAAGCACCGGCACTTAATGGCCCCATGAAAGCTAAATAGGGAGAACTAGCCAGAGCCATGCCCCGACCTAACATCTCCGTTACATATGGCCCCGCATAGGTAGCAAGGGGAGAGTTTTCACCCTGCTGCTGATTTACAGGGGCTTGTTCTCCGGTAGCTATACCGCCGTTGTTGTAATATTTCATGTCATCCTCACGCTGGCATCATGCGAGTAGGGTTTATTTCTGGGCCTTGTTTAGTAGTCCCGGTACGTTCTCGGCGTACTCTGTCCATCATTGAGTACAGTTGTTTTGCCCCTGCATCTGAGTTGCCGTTACCTAAATGGCTTACCACATCGGCAGGTACTACAAATTCACCGTCACTTAAAGCAGCAGGCTGTGTCCCGTCTATTGTTGCAGGTATAAGATCAGCCATACCGTCGGTAGACCCACCCAAGTAGTAACCTTGACGGTTAAGAGAAGCTAAACCACCTCCGGCCAAACTGGGAAAACCCTCTGTGTAATCCTCACGGTCTGGGCTGTTACCCACACCTGTACCAAGCGTACCAAATACACGGTTTATATAAGCTTGGTTGCGAGCTTGGTTGTCCATAGGAGAATCTACCGCTGCTTGTGTGTTGTCGCTGGCGTTATTGTCTCCATTCTCCGTTGTCGGTGCAGTAGGCACTCTCGGTTGGTAACTACCCTGTGTAAAGTAGTAACGTCCGCCACTACCCGGTCTACGCGGCATCACAGTGGGTAAACCGCCTTCTTCAGCAGCAGGTATTGTGTATGACTGTGCAAACGCATTTGGCAATAGCTCGCGTTTATATTCATAGTCAGGTATGCCACCCTGATACCCTGTAGCTCTAGGCGGTGTTAAACCTAAAAAATCACTGATCGTACTAGAATCATCGGCTCTTGATGCTGCATAGAGTCCAAGTAATGGTGCTATGTTTTGGTACTGAATACCGCCCCTACTAGGATCATAGAAAAGTCCTAGTAAACCAGAAGCTATATTCCCAGCACCGCCCATTAGATTTTCTATAAAGTCGTCAAACACAGTTACCTGCCTCTTAGTAAATCTTCTACTTCACGTAGTAAATCATAATTATCTATTTTACCGCCACTTGCGGCTTGAATAGTAGGGGCAAATATGCTCTCGCCCCCTATATCGTACAAATATTCAAGTTCACCTCGTTCGCCCGGCTCCACAAACACAAAACGTCCATCAAGCGTAGGCATTAACCCTGCTGTGGTGGGTGTAGCCATACACTCTTCAGGGTTCAAAAACGCATACGCTGGACTACTACAAAGATTGGTATCTACTCCACACTCTTCTGGGTTCTCGGCTGCATACCCCGGATTCAGGCAAGGATCAGTTGGTGTACCCTCACACTCTATTGGGTTTTCGGCCGCATACGCTGGATTCAGGCAAGGATCAGTTGGTGTACCCCCACACTCTATTGGGTTTTCGGCAGCATACGCTGGATTCAAACAAGGATCAGTTGGTGTACCCCCACACTCTATTGGGTTTTCGGCAGCATATACCGGATCATCGCAAGGATCAGGGGGAGGTGGTGGTGTACCCCCACACTCTATTGGGTT